CGACTCCGGCCACGCCAGCACCACAGGCGACTCCGGCCACGCCAGCGCCACAGGCTACTCCGGCCACGCCAGCGCCACAGGCGACTACGGCCACGCCAGCGCCACAGGCGACTCCGGCCACGCCAGCACCACAGGCGACTCCGGCCACGCCAGCGCCACAGGCTACTCCGGCCACGCCAGCGCCACAGGCGACTACGGCCACGCCAGCGCCACAGGCGACTCCGGCCACGCCAGCGCCACAGGCGACTCCGGCCACGCCAGCGCCACAGGCTACTCCGGCCACGCCAGCGCCACAGGCGACTCCGGCCACGCCAGCGCCACAGGCTACTCCGGCTGGGCTGCATCTGGTTACAAAGGCGAGGCAAAAGCCAGCAAAAATGGATTGGTTAGTATTCTTTGGTTTGACGAATCGGCTAAACGCCCGCGTCTGATCGTTGGTTACGTCGGCGAAGACGACATCAAAGCTGATGCTTGGTATCGCGTCGAAAACGGAAAACTTGTGGAGGTAGACGAAGAATGAAACTCGGCCTCATCATCATCGCCACCATTCACGCGGTTCTAACCATCGCCTACTCAGTGACATGAACCTCTCCACCTTTAAATTCCGTTCGTCGCCAAACGACCGCGTGACTGACAACCGGGCGCAATTCGCGCTCCGCTGGCAAGATCACCAGTCTCCACGCCAGCGCAGGCTTCACGCAGAGCGCAGGTTCCTTCTCGCTCAATACCATTCCGTGATCGCTGACATCCTCGGCGTGATCGTCCTCGCTATCATCATCATCACTCTTTTCTACCTCGCTTAATTTATGTCCACCGAACTCACCACTACCGAAGTCCTGCCACCATCCGCCATCGAGTCCATCACTCGCGGAGAAATCGACGTTCAAATCTCAACCGCTAAGCGATTCCCGCGCAGCATCGGGCAAGTCAAAAAAGACATGCTCTCCTTTGCCACGTTGGATCAGGAGACTGCTGAAAGCTGCTTCTACTCGCTGCCACGCGGCGGGAAAACCATTCAAGGGCCAAGCGTTCGCCTCGCTGAAATCGCCGTTTCATGCTACGGCAACCTCCGCGCTGGCGTTCGCGTTCTCGAAACTGTCAGCAATGGCGACTCTCCGCACGTCGTCTTGCAAGCTGTCTGCCACGACCTCGAAAAGAATACCTGCGTGACCATTGAAAAACGCCGTCGTATCGTGGGCAAGAAGTCCAAAGGTGGAGCGATTGACGAGGACGACATCAACCTCGCGTGCAATGCAGGGAGCGCCATCGCCTTTCGTGATTGCGTGTTTAAAGTCGTTCCCGGCGCGCTTATCAAGCCCGTCTATGAGCAAGCTAAGGCCGTTGCCATCGGTGACGCCAAGACGCTCTCAGAACGTCGCGAACGCGCCATTGCAGCATTCGGCAAGATGGGCGTGAAGCTCGATAAAATCCTGGCTTCACTCAGCAAGAAGTCACTGGAAGAAATCGACCTCGCCGACCTTGAAACGCTGTTCGGGCTTCATACCGCCATCAAAGACGGTCACACGACCATTGACGAGGCTTTCCCATCGGTGACGCCAACGGCTGAAAAGTCGAAACTCTTCAAACCCAAAACTCCCACGGTTGAGGACTGCCCGCAGCCTCCCGTTTATAAATCTCTGGCACAGTCAGAGACTGCCGACTCGCCGAGCACTACACTTAGAGATGGGTGCAGCTCGGTCACACAAAATGAGTCGGCAGCATTCTCTCTCGATGCAACGCCAACTTCTCTTACCGATCAGGTATTCGATAAGCTTCATGCCGCCAGTTTGAAGTGGTCCGAAGTTCACGGCGTGATGGCCGATCAAGGGCTTGCTGATCCTGAGTTCGTGCCGCTGAACGAAGCTCCATCCGACGTGCTCGCCGCCTGCCTTGCGCAGTTCGATGCCATCGTGAAGCTGGTGAAGGGGGTGAAGTCATGAGTGATATTCAACACCTCGATGAACGTCGCGGAGTCCCTTCCGCATCCGGCATGGACCGCCTGCATAACTGCCCTGCGTCCTTTGAAATGGAGCGTCATGCACCGCCAGAGGAACATCGCGAGGATGCCGCCAGCGGGACGCGCATTCATGCCGTGCTCGCAGGATTGGCAGCACCAGACACGCTAAGTGCATCGGAGCTTGAGACGCATGATATGTGCGAGGCTCAAGCTGAGCAGGTTATCAACGAATGGGCGAAACCATCGGACGAGGAACCGGATATATTTTACGAGCAGCGCATCGGCATCACTCAGCTTGGCGGCGCGGTGAACGTAACGCCTACCAGTAAAGCTATCTTCCGATTCACTGGACAGGCTGATATGATCATCATCGACGGCAATCGTGCCCTTGTGATCGACTACAAGACGGGGCGCGGTGATACGCCAGTGGCGCAGGATAATCCGCAATTGGCCGCCCTCTCAGTGCTTGTATATCTACGCTACAAGGTGACATCTGTTCGTGTGGCAATCGTTCAGCCGTGGGCAGGCAAGCCTACTGTGGCGGACTACTCAGAGGGCGCTTTACATCTTGCGCATTCGTGGCTCATCACGGCTCTCAATGCCGCTGAGACTGCCACGCCAGACGACGCTCGCGCAGGTGATCACTGTAAATGGTGCAAGGCTAAGGTTATCTGCGACACGTTCAAGAGTGCCGCCATTCGTGAAGTCGAAGTGATCGAACCTGCCACCATCGCAGGACTCGACCCAGAGACGCAGAGAAAGGCGATGTGGGCGCGCGCGTTGGATCTTCCCGCGTCTCGACTTGCGGCAGCTATGAACGGGCTCGCAATGGTGAAGCGCTACGTTGCCACCATTGAAGGCGTGGCAAAGGCCAGGGCTGAAAACGATCCTGACTTCCAGCAGTTTTTCACACTCCGCGAAAAGAAGGGCAAGCGGTCCATTATGGACGTTACGAAAGTCTTTAACGCCTGCGCAGAGCATGGAGTCACTGCCGACGACTTCACGAACCATTGCAGCATCGGCCTCGGCGATGTGAAAGAGCTTCTCAGAAACGCGACGCACGCGAAGGGAAAGGCGCTCGATAAACTTCACGACGAAGTATTGACGGGCGCAGTAGAAACTGGCAAGGGCAGCACCGAACTCGTCCCAGCAGGGCAGTTGGAATAACGAACAAAACACCACACGACCAAAATGACTTCTAATTACGCCGATTTTATCGGTAAAAAAACGCACCTAACCGGAGAGTTTGGATTTGACCCAACATTCATTCCTGACGGCGCTTTTGACTTTCAAAAGAGCCTCATTCAATGGTCAGTAAACAAAGGGCGCGCTGCCGTTTTTGCTGACTGCGGCCTTGGTAAGACAATGATGCAGCTCGCATGGTCGGAAAATGTGGCACGGCATACCAAGGGCCGCGTGCTGCTGCTCACTCCGCTGGCGGTCGGAGTGCAAACGGTTCGTGAGGCTGGGCGCTTTGGGATGGACGCCGCCCGTAGCATGGATGGCAAATCAAAGGCGGCGATTACGGTGACAAACTATGAAAAGCTTCACATATTTGATCCCTCCGATTATGTCGGCGTATGCGCCGATGAAAGCTCCATCATCAAGCACGCCAAGGGGCAAACCCAAAAAGACCTCACGCGCTTTATGGTCAAGATGCCTTACCGCTCACTTTGGACGGCAACGGCAGCGCCTAACGATTACACCGAACTCGGGACATCTTCAGAAGCTTTGGGCGGGCTGAACCATTCCGAAATGCTGAAAATGTTTTTCAAGCAGATGGACCAAAAAACAACCGACCAATATGAGCGCAAGATTGCCAATCTCGAAAAGGCTGGCAAGCACTTCGCCAAACTGTCATTTCGCGTGTCTCAGGCTATTAATGGCTGGCGGTTGAAGGGTCATGCTCATGATCATTTCTGGCGCTGGGTGTGCTCATGGGCGCGAGCTTGCCGCAAACCATCTGACCTCGGTTTTTCTGATAACGGGTATGACCTGCCAGAGTTGATAGAGCGTGAGCACATCGTCACGCCTTCCGCGCCCCCTGACGGCTGGCTTCTCACGTTGCCAGCATTCGGACTCAAGGAGGAACGTGATGAAAGAAGGCGCACTTTGGATGAGCGCTGCCGCCAAGCCGCAGACCTTGTGAATCATGACCGCCCCGCCGTCATCTGGTGCCATACCAATGACGAGGGTGACGCTTTGGAAAAAATGATTCCAGGATGCGTGCAAGTCTCCGGCAAGTCCACGGATGAGGAAAAGGAATCCGCTTATTCGGGATTTGCTGACGGCTCCGTTCGCGTGCTGATTATCAAGCCTAAAATCGGAGCATGGGGACTGAATTGGCAGCACTGCAACCACGTCGTCACGTTCGCGACTCACAGCTATGAGCAGTATTATCAGGCAATTAGACGGTGCTGGCGCTTTGGTCAAAAGCTGCCTGTTACCGTGGACATCATCGCCAGTGAGGGCGAGGTCAGAGTCCGTGAAAACATGACAAGAAAAGCCGAGCAAGCCGACCTCATGTTCTCAGAATTAGTTTTTCACATGCACAATGCATTGAAACAAGAGAGAGAGTTTAAAGCCATCAACCCGCAAATTCCAAACTGGATTTAACCAACACCACATCACCACAATGAAACAAGACCAAGCCATCACAGACCGTTACGCACTTTACAATGGAGACTGCGTGGAAGTCATGCAGAAATTCCCAGACTCATGCGTTGACCTTTCCATCTACTCTCCGCCGTTTGCTGGGCTTTACCAGTATTCCAGTGATGAGCGAGACATGAGTAACTGCATCAGCCGTGAGGAGTTTTTCACGCATTATGAATTCTGCGTAAAGGAAGTTCACCGCCTCACCAAGCCGGGAAGAATGACTGCCGTTCATTGCATGGACATTCCGACAGGTAACAGTGGATGTGATTCACTCATCGACTTTCCCGGCGAAATCATCCGCCTTCATGAGGCAAACGGCTGGAAATTCACCCACCGTTATTTCATCTGGAAGGAGCCTCTCACCGTTCGTACCGCACGATGATGAAGAGCTTGGCTCACCGCACATGCTGTGAAGACTCCTCGCGTTGTAGCATGGCCAATGCCGATCAGCTTTTGATCTTCCGCCGCTCAGGCGACAATAAGGTGCCAATCGCTCATCCGACGGGACTTGAGCGCTATGCTGGCGAGGAGCAAATGCCAGCGGAACTCCTTAGCCTAAAAAACATGGAAGGTGATCAAAAGAAAAACCGCTTCTCTCACTGGATTTGGAGGCGCTATGCGGATGCCTTCTGGGATGACATCCGCATTGATAAGGTGCTGCCATATCGCCACGTCACTGAGGCCGACGACGAGAAACATTGCCACCCATTACAGGCCGACGTGATCGAGCGTGCGTGCGTTCTCTGGAGCAATCCGGGTGAGGTTGTTTTGACGCCTTATCTCGGCGTCGGTAGTGAGGCTTACAACTCGATTCTGAACGGGCGCAAGGCTATTGGCATTGAACTCAAAACGGCATATTTTAACCAAGCTGTGAAGAATTGTGAGCAGGCGGCAAGCGGCATCGAAATGGAAGAGGTGCCGCTTCTATTCGGCTCCGACTCAATGGACTGAACGCCATGAAACCTCCCACCATCACCGAACACGTCGAGCAAATCACGATCACCATTCCCATGCCGCCGTCCAAGCTCTCGCTCAACTCTCGCATTCATTGGGCAGTCAGGCAGAAGCTCGCGAGGGCGGCACGCAGCACGGCTAGAATCGCATCCATTGCGGCTCTAGCAGGCCGCACGCCCCCAGGATGGGTCAAGGCTCGCTACGACCTGAAAGCCTACTTTAAAACGATGGCTTTTCCCGATCCTGACAACCTCACTACTCGGCTCAAAAGTTCGCTCGATGGAATCGCTGACAGCGGCATCATCCGCGACGACAAATCACTTTGGCCAGAGCGGCCTCAGTTCTTCAAAGACGCAAGAAACCCACGAATCGAAATCACTATCTATCCTGAACCATAAAACCATGATCAAACTCAAAATCGACGTTACTAAATTGGACAAAACCCGCTTTTTCAAAGGTGCAAAGGGCACCTATGCCGACCTCGTAATCTACGAGCACGACACACCCGACGAATACGGCAACGATTTCTCAGTGAAGCAGGACTGCTCCAAAGATGACCGTGAGAACGGCGTTAAAATGCCTTACATCGGCAACGGGAAGCGCATCGGCCAAAAGAAGCAGGAAGCGCCCCCAGCACGCACCACGCGGAACATTCCACGGGCACAGCCTCAGCAGGAAACTGAAGACGATCAAAGCATCCCATTTTGACCATGCAAAACGAGCGAGATAAACGCTTCTACCAAAAGCTGAAATGTGATCCCGCAAAATGGGAGGCACGCATGGAGGCTCAACGGAAACGCAGGGCACAAGTAGGCATCCGCGATGCTGAAAATAAGGCCGATCGTGAACGGTGGGCGGCACTGCCGAAAAGCCATCCTCGCAAGACTCGCAAACCAAAGCGCAATCCTGAAAACTTCAAAACTCAACGCAGACGATACACTGAGAGGTTGCCTGATTCCGTCGTGGCTAATCGGTATCTCCACATACTGGTCAGCGAATGCCCTCCAGAACTCATCGAACTGAAAAGACAGCACATCAAACTATCCCGCAAACTAAACACCAGCATCAAGACACTATGAACAACATTGAAAAACTCAGAGAGAAGATGGCGCGCACCGTTGACGCGCTCGAAAACAAAAGCATCAGCGCCGAGGAAGCTATGGCTATCTGCCGCGCTGGCGCGGTCATCATCGGCTCACTACGCGTTGAACTGGAATACCGGCAATCACGCGCTGAATATCCTGTCATTGGATTCATGGGCAATTCTAAAACTCGCGAAAAATGATCACCCGCACCATCGTCCAATCCCTGCCCAAGTCCGAAGTCCTACGCCACGTCAAACGCTGGCGCTTCTTCAGGTCTTCCGGACTGTCGATCGACAACACTGCCAAGCGCGTCGGCTTCACTTTCGAGAAGCTCACCAGATTGGCGAAACCTTGGGGGGTCACTTTTGAGAAGTGAGCACACTCGACCTTATTCCTATTCTCATGGCTGACATACATACTCCAGTTGAGCCCAAACAACTCCACCCGCTTCTTTTGGAAAACTCGATAGCTGGCAAGCTCATTGCCTTTGATTACCGTGATAAGTCCATCACAATTCAGGCTGATGAAATGCCGGAAGGAAAGCGACTTTGCTCCCGCGTGATGCTTGTTTTTCTTCCTGATTCACCAACATGAGCATTCCTCAAAAGACATGCCCGCGCTGCCTCGGTAAAGGGCGCATTCTTGTCAACTCCGGCACCGGCAGAGTCGAAACCTGCCCACGCTGCAAAGACAAGCCGCACAAACTCAACGGTTCCGTTTGCCTTCCCGCAGAGGGTAAATAAACTCCACCCGTTCCGCCGTTCTTCCCGGCGTCAAAACGTTAAAATTTCCCCTCTCTGTGCCAGTTGCCTTCGGGTGGCTGGGGAAGACGCAGAGAGGGATTTTTATGCCCATGACATTCACATTCCAAGCTAGAAATCGTCTTGAACTTACACTTCAAGAAAATGGCGTCTCGATCAAAGAATCATTATATCCTGACGGCGACCAAGAGATATTCATTACTGCGGACAGAATACCAGAAATGATAGAGTTCTTTCAAGATGCCATCACCACTTTAAAGGAGGCTGAAGGATGAAAAGATTCACCGAAACGAACAAGTGGGAAGATCCGTGGTTCAGAAGACTGAAGCCAGAAATGAAACTGCTTTGGGCGTGGCTTTTGGATAGCTGCGACAACGCCGGAGTGATCGACCTTGATATTGAACTGGCATCGTTTCAGGTAGGGTATCAATACCCTATAGATACCCTTTCGGAGTTTGGTCAAAGGGTGATCAAATTACCATGTGGGAAGTTCTTTATTCCCAAGTTTATTGAGTTCCAATACGGCAACTTGTCTCCCGATTGTAAGGCTCACAATCCTATCTTCTCAAGTTTGGAAAAACATGGATTGAAAGGGTATCCAAAGGGTATCCATACCCTACAAGAAAAGGAAAAGGAAAAGGAAGAGGAAACGGAAACGGAAAAGGTGCCGAAAAAACCGAAATCCGAAAAGATCCTCAAACCTTCCGAAATCCCAGACGACGAATGGATAGCATCACTCAAAACTAATCCAGACCACGAAGGTAAAAACATCGACTCCGAATTTAGACGAGCGCATGAATGGTGCCTGAAAAACAACCGCCAGAATACCAGACGCTTTTTTGAGAACTGGCTTTCGAAGGTTGAAAAGCCTCTCACGATCAAACCTAAACCAGCCGCCCACGTTTACGGCTCTTCACTTGGGCATTCCGGACCTTGGCCGAAAGGACACTCGTTTTTATGACCCTCCCACACTCCCACGAGGCCGAAAGCTCCCTGCTCTCCTGCTTCCTTCAAGACCCCGTGAACCGCATCGGTGAAGCGAGGAACACCTTGAACGTCTCCGCCTTCCACTCCGAAGCTCACAGGCGAATCTTTACCGCCCTCGTCTCGCTTTACGACGCCGGGACGCCAATCGACCCGCCACTACTGACTCAGCACTTCCGAAACAAGGGCGAACTGGATGCCATCGGCGGGCCTGCTTACATCATGGAGCTTTTCGGCTACATTCCCGGCCCTGCCCATTACCTCGAATACAAGCGCATCGTCGCCGACAAATACCTCGCCCGCAGGAACATTGAAGCTCACACGCTGGCGCTCGAAGCATTCCAAGACGAGGCCATTCCGGTAGCCAATGCCATCGAAAAGGCACAGGCCGCTCTGGATGCCGTGGACAACGCTATCGTGCGCAAGCTCTCACGAATCACGATCAAGGATGCCATCTGCGAGACAATGGACGAGATCGAGGAACGAATGAAGCGAGGGGGCGCAATTCCAGGATTCACGACTGGCTTTCCATCCATTGATGATAAATGCGGAGGACTCCAAAAAGGCAGAGTGACCGTATTCGCTGGACTGCCATCGGACGGGAAAAGCGCCATCATGCAAAACTGCGCTCGAAACGCACTCAGGGCAGGGGCTCGCGTGGCATGGTATTCGCTGGAAATGCCCACCACGGAGCAGACAATGAGGCTTTTGTGCGAAGATAGCGGAGTTGAGAACGGAGCGCTTTACAACGGCCTTATGAGCCGCAGTCAGCAAGAAATGCTCTCACGATCCATTCGCCAACTCTCGGAGCTGGGATGCGATCTTGTGAACACCGACAACGCTACGGCGTCGGACATCCTAGCCGACATCGAACACGGAGGGTATGACGTGGCCGTTGTCGATTACCTGCAACTTATGGAGGACGAGGGCCGCAAAGGTGCCACGCGAGAGGAAATTATTGCTCGAATCTCCCGCCGCATGAAGAACGTGGCAAAGCGCACAGGAACTCACATTCTTACAGCCTCGCAGCTAAACGACTCTGGCAAGCTCCGCGAATCTCGCGCCATCGGACAGGATGCGGACGGCGTTTTCATTATCTCGAAAGTTGAAGTCGAAGGAGGAACCGACGACACGCAGCGCAAGCTATGGTGCGAAAAGAACCGTGGAGGGAAACGCCACTGGATTCTGCCACTGGCATTCTCAGGCCCGACGTTCACATTCAAGGAGATGCCGCCAGATGAATTGTCTTGACAGAATCTCCATAAAGTTTGGCTCAAAATAACCCGATTAAAATAAATGCACTTTTAATTTGCATTGCGTTTTAATTCTGGCAGTGTGGAGGTGTTCAGCAACAACGAACACCACAACAATATGATCACACTCACAAACACATTCAGCAGTTCCATCATTAGCCGTCACCGCACGATTGCCGCCGCCGTTGCTGCCCGCATCAAGCACTCCAAAGCAATCAGGAAGCGCAGCCCAAATAGCTACACCACATATAGCATCACTGATCGTGACGGCAAAGCAGTGGATCGCAAAGACATCGAAAATGCCGAGGCTGTGATGCACGGTTGGAAATAACCCGCAAAACTGGCAGCACTGCAACCATGAAACAGCACGGAAACACCGGCAAGCGCAACGCCGCCAAAGCGCCCGAAAAGGTCAAAAGCATCATAAAGTGCATTCGATTCACCAGCGCCGAGATTGACGCTCAAGACAAGGCCAGAGGCTCCGTCTCGTGGTCAAAGTGGGCAAGGGCCGCTCTCATCCTAGCCGTCACAGATTTTGCCGACAGCGGCAGAAACCCAAGCAACGAACACCAATGAAAACACGAACACCCGCTAACCTCGTGCGACGCCATGACTTGTCATCCGCCGCGCTAACAGCTCAAAGCCTGCGTTCTCCGCGTCCGCAGTCAGAGCCCGCAGTCTTCATCTTGCCACCTTCCGCCAAAGCGCGGGAAGCGGCAAAGCTGGAGGCAATTAAGACCACCGCCGAACTGCTCGCCCGCATCCATGCGCTCGAATCGGAAAAGGCGGAGATGATCAACCGCGCCCATCGTGAGGAGCGCGTTAAAGCCATCACCTGCCGAGTGGTGGATAATCGCACCTCATGGCGCGCAAAGATGGGCTTCCGTGAAGCACATGCTACGAGCACCATCGTCACTACGCAGGCCATGCGCGTTGTGGATTACCTGCCCAACGTGGCGGAGTAAACCGGCCTCGAATTAGCCCGTCCTCACAAGGGGCGGGCTTTTTTGTGCCTATGGACGAATAAGCTTGACACATTTTTCATAATCAAGGTAAAATCTTGCATTCACGGATAATCCGCTGACATTCGACAAACCCAAGATCAACCCAATGCTTCGCGACCCTTCCGAATATGTCGAAGCCTCATACGAGGTTGATCCCTCAGCGGCCTGTGACTCCATCGAAGATCATCTCCGCGAACTGCTGGCGAGGCGAATGAAGACGGTGGACGCGAGGCTTGTGAAGCTCATCGCTGGAGTGGTGAATGACTTACTGACAGAGAACCGGCTTGCCGCTCTGGTGGACGTGAACCGGCTCACAGGAAAGGAGACGCTGGCGCGATTAGTAGGCGAGATCGTAGATGCTCCACAGCCGCGACTGATGGCGTGCTGCGTGGATTTCGTGTTCGGCCTCGGCGTTCAGATCGCGAAGAACGAGACTGAGATCGCCAATGATCACAGCGTGACCAAGGCGACCGTCAGCCGCTACTGTGTCCACCTCAAACACGTTTACCTCGCAGGCATCCCAGCGCCAGGAATGAAGTCCGCTGAAGCCGTGGAGAGCTACCGGGCAGGCAGAACGGGCAAAAGCTCACGGCCCGCCAGAACCGAATGGACCTTCCAAAACGTGATCAAAGACACATTCAACCGGGCATCATAAACAATGGCACAAACTGACTATCAACCCTCTCAAGACGAGCTAGACCAACTGCTACAACTCGTCAGCGAGGCCAACGCTGTCGGCACCAGTGCGGCCTCAATGAGCGCAGAACGCCTGAGGAAGTGCGTCGAAGCCGGGCTCTGTCTGCTCAGGTGGAAGACGACGATTCCACGAGGTCAATGGGAAACCTGGGTGGACAATCATATCCCTGCCCTCACCCGTGCTACTCGCTGCCGATGGATGCAACTGGCGCAACTCTCACGCGAGGGAAAGCTAGACCTCGACTCTGCTCGTGGCCTGCGTCATGCTTACCAACTGGCGCAACTTCTGCCTGAAGCGGACAGCACAGGCACCAAAGCCAGCGTCAAAAGCAGCTACATCACGCACCTCGCACGGCTCGTTTCTAGCCTTGCAATTCTCGATGTGGACAAGATGTCAGAGAGCGAGAGAACCACGCTCAAACAGCGCCTAGCGCCCGTTGTGGAGGTGTTCAAGAGGCTATGAAACCAGCACCATCACTTATCGGCCAGACGTTTGGCAGGCTTACCGTCATTGCTCATGATGGAGTGAGGCCGTTGAAGCAAGGTCCAAAGAGATACACGTTTTGGCGCTGCGTTTGTAGTTGTGGCACAACGAAGGCAGTATCAGGGAAGCACCTTCTTGCCGGTGGTTATATATCATGTGGATGCGCCAAGATTGAGCGGCTCAGATCGCCAGAAAATAGAAAGAGACAAAGCAACAGTGCACGACTTCAATTCAATTCAGACGATCCTAAGATGATCGAGTTTCGCAGGATAAAAGCAAGGCTTCACGAGTCTGCGAGATCGGCAATTAACCGCGTGAAAAAGGCTGGAGGAATCAAATCAGACAGAACTATCAACTACATTGGATGCACTGTATCTGAGTTGAAGGCTCACATCGAAGCTCAATTCAAACCCGGTATGACATGGGAGAATCACGGGAAGGAATGGCACATAGATCACATCATGCCTCTCGCTAAGTTCGACCTCACGAACCAAGATCACATCCGTCTTGCCATGCGATACACCAACCTTCAACCATTGTGGGCCGATGATAATCTAGCCAAGAGTGACGCCATCATCGACCATCAAGCATTGTTGATATAGGTATGCCCCCTATAAGTATTCTTTTAGACATCACCCCGCCTAAGCGGTTTAAACGTCTTCATGCGTAAATTTGCATATTAGCATAAAAAAGCCGTCCCATGACAGAAGCCACCTCCCATGAACTGCCGACAAACGTGCGATTCGTGCGGACTTATGACGAGCTTTCCCGGCATCTTGGCTGCTCTAGGAAGACGATTCAGCGCATCCAAAGGGATCGGGCGGACTACCCGTCACCGAGGGCGGACGGGCGGCACAATGTCGCGGAGTGGATGAAATTTTTCACTGACAACGCGATTGCCAAGACTGACCCAGAGGGCGCAGACGAAGACAAACCCGTGACCGTTGCCGACTGGAAAGCCCGTGAACTTCAGCTCAAATGCCAGAAGCTCGAAATCGAAACGATGAAGATTCTGGGGAAGCTAGTGGACGCAAACGCAGTAGAAGCTGGAATCTCAGTGATCATGGGCGCGGCCCGGCAGGCGCTCAATAACCTGCCCGGCTCGCTCGCGCAGAAGATGCTGCACCTCACTGACTTCCACGAGGCGGAAGAGATCGTGCAGGGCGCGGTTGATACCGTGCTCCGAACCTTGGAGCGATGCGAGTTCTTCGCGGAGGATGGCCCCACGGCGCCACCGGTTGAAGACGAGGAAGATGACGACGACTCCGACCTTGATGACGAGCCTTTGAGCATCACGAAACGGGCGACGAAGCAGGCCAAGAAACGAGGGAGGCCGCGCAGGTGAAGACTGACATTAACCCTTCGCACCTCGCCAGCTTCGCGACGATTGCCCGCAAGGTGATCAAATCGACGATGCAGGTCCGGCCCGTGCAGCGAGTCTGGGAATGGATTGATAAGAACGTGGTGATCCCGCAGATCATCGGCTCGCTGAATCCAGGTCCGCTCGACACATCCCTCATGCCCTTTTGGCGTGGGATTTACGACATCTACTGGCAGAAAAAAACGCATCACATCACGCTTTGCTGCTCTGCCCGATGTGGCAAGACGCTCTTTTCCATCGCCGTTGTGCTTCACAAGATCGCCGTTTGGCCGGGGCCGATTCTCTGGGTGGACCCTACGCGCAAGACGGCCATGCAGTTCAGCCGGACAGAACTTCAGCCTCACATCATGGAGTGCGTGCCTTGTGCCGAGAAGGCCATTATCGACCGCACACATTGGATCACGCTCTTGATGCACTTTGTGGGCATGGTGTTTCGCGTCGTGGGCGGCGGGAGTGCGGCGGAGCTTGCCGGGTTTCAAGCTGAGTTGATCGTGCTCAACGAGTCCGACAAAGTGAAGCACACGACGGACGGAGAGGCGAACACGCAAGACCTTGCCATTGCCCGCTCGAAACAGTTTCGCTTCACGCGGAAGATCGTGGAGAACAGCACGCCGACGACGGAATGGGCGCGGACGTGGACGAGGTTTAAAGCAGGTTCCCAGACGCACGTTTATCTTCCCTGCCCGCACTGTAAAGCGATGCAGCGGCTCACGTTCTTTTCAGAGGAAAAGGAAGTCCCATTCGGTCCCGATGGCAAGCCACTGGCGGAGGGCGAGAAGCACGTCGAAAAGACCGGGCGCTTCAAATTCGAGTCATGCAAGACACCGGGCGGCAGCTATGACCTCGAAGCCGTGGAGCGCGGCACCGTTTACGAATGCGGCTCCTGCCTTGCCGAGATCGAGCAGAGCCATCAATCGTGGATGCTTCGCCGTTACGAACTGCGCAGCCATAACCCGAAGGCCGCAGTTGATCACGCCAGTTTCCATGTGTGGGCGGCTCTCTCGCCTTTTGAAGGCTGGGGGATCATCGCGAAAGAGTTTCTCCTAGCCCGTGGGAACGTCTCGCGGATGCACAACTTCTACAACTCGACCTTGGGCTTGCCGTTCATCCGCAAGGCCACGGATGTGAAGCAAACCGATCTTGATTCAGCGATTGCCCGCTCGCCTGAATATCTGCTCAAGGAAATCCCACGCAAGCCGGAGATTCTGACCATGTGCGTTGACGTGCAAGGGGCGTGCTTTTGGTGGAGCATTCGAGCCTGGGGGCTGGCCTTTGATCAGCCAGAGTGTCCCGTGTGGTCTTCACTTGTGGACTACGGGAGCGCCGTTTCGTGGGATCAGATCGAAGAACTGGCAGGCATCAAACCAGACAGCCACGGAGAACAGAACGGCTACTTTTTTGCCGGCGAGAAATACAGCGTTTATGCTGGCCTCATTGACTCCGGCTTTGAATCTCAGATCAACAAGAAGGTCTATGAGTTCACGAGGAAGAACGCGGACGTTTTCAGCCCGTCAAAGGGCGGCGGCTGGGCGCAGCTTCGCGGGAATGATGTCCGAATGTCGCCGGTGGATGATGATCAGCAGGATCTAGTCTGGTATTACGATGAAGGCGCGAAACAACAGTTCTACTACGGCTGTATCAAGGAGCATAAAACGCTCTGGTGGCTACCTCGCAACGTCGGCAATGATTACCGTGATCAGATGTGCAATGAGCACACGGAAGAGAAGATGATGCCAGACGGCACTACCAAACTTGTCTGGGTTTGCACGGGTGACAACCATCTTGCCGACACCGAAAAGATGCACCAAGTAATGAGTGGGATCATCGAAACGAAGTTTCTCGAAACGATTCGTGAGGAGTGGCTTTCGAAGAATGCGCCAGCCGTTGAAGAGTAAATCCTCATCTCAATCCAAACCCCTCCCTCCTCCCCAGCAAATAGGAACCCTGCCAGCTTTGTTTATCCTCGCGCCAGCACAGCACTTGCCGCTCCCTGCGAGTAATCCACGATTGGCGCGGTGGATGGCACTGGAGTTCTCACGTCCTGCATTTGCGCGCTGCTAGCGTTTCCGCTTCGCTGCCCTGTTTGATGGACGGTGGGCAAGTAACCAACAAAAAAGCCGACCTCTGGCAGATGATCGGCTTTGTTGCGGTGTTCCCGTGAGGAAGTCGCTTTAGAAGGGCGATGGTTCCTGCCAGAGAACAACCTATTTGTGATTTGACACTGGCGGCAGTTTAGGCTAACTGCAAGCAGAAATTTACTTTCGTCTTTCAGTTAGCGAAGAAACCTAATCTCTCACATGTGAGATTTTGCAATCTTTGACAGGTTCCGCCTCGTAAATGACTGCCGATGACTTTGTAAATATCCTTGTCACAGAAATGGAGGCCGACGCCTCTACGGCTCTGTGCGATAAGCTGATGAAGGACGCGAGAGCTTCTATCCTCAGCGGCAAGGGAACCATTGGACACCTCACCAGCTCGTCTTTGAACGGCAAGAGCTTCCAAAGGAGCGTGCAGTTCTCAGCTTTGGAGGTTATGAATTGCTGCCGCCGCGCTCTGACCATGTATGCCAGCACCGACGGCGATGATGACGGCACCGTTAGCGCAACCCGCCCTGATTTCCGAGGATTCCAGCCATGAGTGATATTACCGCAGGCATGGGCGCAGCCGCATACGACGCCACCACCGATTCGCCAACACGGCGGAGCTTCATCGCGTTTCCGACAAACAGCCGCAGGGAGCTAACGCCTTGGACTCGGCGCGAAGTGATCAAAAAGCACCGTGCTCTCGAAGCCAACTGCGCGTTCCTAACCCGCATCAAAAGCAAATTCGCACGGCAGGCCATCGGCACCGGTATTCATTTCCGATTCGAGACGGAAGATCAGGCGTTTAATGACGCCGCCCGCCGCGATGTCGAAACGTGGTGGAACAACAAAGACGCCTACAGCATCGACGGCAGCGTTGATGGCTGGGAATCGAAGCGTCTCGCCGCCGAAACGATCATCTTGGACGGCGAATATAACGCCGTAATGGTCAAAGGAGAGTCGGGATGGCCGATGATTCAGCCGCTCGACGTGTTCGAGATCGAAACGCCGCCACTGAAACAAGGCGAATCACCCTCGATGTGGGATGATGGCGTGAAAGTGAACGAATTTGAGCGTCCGCTGGCCTATTCTGTCCGATCCCTGCCCAAAACGGGCACCGAAGCCTTCCGACTCATCGCCAAACAGGACGTTATTCACCTCTTCAAACGCCGCCGCGCCCGTGGTCATCGTGGGATGCCTTGGGGATACTCTGGCTTGAATCAGGGCATCGACGCCCTCGACCTCAACGCGCTCGTCACCGGCACCGCGAAGCTACATTCGGCCCTAGCCGTCGCCGTTAAAGGCACTGGCAAGCGCGGAAAGAAGGGCGCATTCAACAAGATCGAGACTGGCAATGCCACCGATCCAACGAACACGCAGCCGCTCGAAAAGGTGTTTGGTTCAATGGTGAACTACCTTGGCGAACATGGAGAATTGCAGCTTTTGACGAGTAATCACCCAGGCCAGAACGTGCTGGAGTTCATCCGGCTCCTCTTTCAGCAAATGTGCCTTGGCTACGATCTGCCTTTCTCGGTCATGTGGTCAATGACTGAAGGCGGAGGCACTTCCGTGCGTTACGACGCCGAAGACGCACAATCTGCCTTTGATCAGCTTGGCGACCTCGTGACGTGGCAATTTGTCCGCCGTGAGATCATCTGGAAGGTGGCGACATCCATCAAATCAGGCCGCATCGCGCAACCAAAAGACCCGTTTTGGTTTGATAAGATCCTTTTCCGTGGCCCTCGCAAGATCACCGTGGACGTGGGCAGGATGGCGAACGCCTTCAAGACGCTTACCCGCAACTGCGGCATGTCCATTCCTCGCTTTCTCGAAGAGCAGGGACTCGACGCCGATGCCGAGATGTCAGATCAGATTCGATTCCTCGCCCGCACGAAAGCGAAGTGCGAAGCTGAAGGTGTTGACTTCAATATGCTCTATGAGCCCACGCCCGGCGTGATCAATCAACTCAATATGCAGTCCCAGGAATGAAAACTTACCCTCACCTCTTCTCGAAACTCTTTTGCTCGGCGCTTATGCTCCGTCCGATTGAGCGAAACGCATTCGAGCAGCACCTACTTCAGCACATGGGACTGACTGGCGCTCCCGGCCCGATGATTATCGGCGGGCAAGCCATCGGCCATCCTGAACCAAAGGCGATGGATGAACGCGAGGCCACCTACCGGCGCGGGCGCGTGTTCGAGAAGTTCGGAGACGTGGCAGTTATTCACATCGACGGCGTGATTGATAAGCGCGTTTCGATGTTTGACCTCGACTGCTACGGCGGCGTTGACCTTGCCGACGTTGATGCCGCGCTTTCCCGCGTGGCAGGTGACGCCAGCATCTCCAAAGTCGTGCTCGACATCAATTCACCCGGCGGCTCCGTTGTTGGTGTTCACGAAACCTTCACCCGCGTTCGTGAACTTGCCGAAACCAAGGAAATTCACGCCTACGTCAACTGTCTTTGCTGCTCTGCGGGCTATTACATCGCCTCCGCCGCTGACGTGATCGCCGCCGCTCCATCGGCCATCGTTGGCAGCATCGGCGTCTATATCGCCATGCTGGACGCCTCGAAATGGGCAGAGATCGAAGGACTTTCGATGCAAATGATCAAGGCTGGCAAGTGGAAGGACACAGGCTCTCCGTGGCGTCCGCTCACTGACGAAGAAAAAGCCAAGCTCCAAGCCTCCGTTGATTCGATGCACGCTCAATTCCGCGCCGCCGTCCGCACCAACCGCGACGTTGAGGATGACGCGATGGAAGGCCAATGGATGCCAGCCGAGGAAGCCGAAAAGCTCGGACTCGTTGACAGCCTAACCATTGAGACCCTCGACGAATACGTTTCTCGCCTGCTCTAATTTTGACACCATCGAAACAAATTAATCCTATGTTCACGTCCACTAAAATTGCAGACCTTCAGACCAAAGTCGGGAATCTTGAGTCCCAGCTTGCCGAGTCTGCCGACGCTCTCGCCTCTCTCCGCGCTGATTTTGAGGCAACGTCCGCCAATCTCGCCACTGCTGAAGCTCAGGTAACGGCACACGCTGCCACGATTGCCAGCCTCGAATCTGCATCCGTGCAAGCTTCCGCTGACTTTGAAGCTGCGGTGAATACTGAAGTTACCGCCCGCCTCGCTGGCGCTGGTGACGACCCTGTGAAGCGTGACCCTGAAGCCCGCACTGGCGAGCCAAAGGAACTCACCCGTGCCGAGTTCCGCAAACTCAAAGCTGGCGAAAAGCGCGAGTTCTGCGCTGCTGGCGGCAAAGTCACCGACTAACCAATCACTCCCCAAACTCCCCACTAAATCACGATTATGGCTAATACCCTCTCCAATCTCATCCCTGACGTTTACGCCGCGCTCGACGTAGTTTCCCGCGAACTTGTCGGCTGCATTCCTGGCGTCTCCCGCGACCCGAAGGCAGACCGACTTGCCACGAATCAAACCCTGCGCGTTCCGCAGACTCCGGTCAACACAACCGCGACGTTCACGCCTGCTATGGCTGTGCCTTCCGCGATTGATCAGACCATTGCCAACGCCACCGTCACGCTCAGCAAAAACAAGTATGCCGGGTTCTCTTGGACTGGCGAAGAAGTCGGCAGCATGGACGCAGGTCCCGGCTTCCTGACCATCAAGCAAGGCCAGATCGCTCAGGCTTTCCGCGTTCTTGTGAACGAGATGGAGAACGACCTTTGCGACGCCATCGCCGCTGGCGCATCCCGTGCTTACGGCACCGCAGGCACCACGCCCTTCGCCTCCACCCTTGGCGACTCTGCCCAGGTGCGCAAGATTCTGGACGACAACGGAGCTCCTGCGTCTGGCCGCTCGCTCGTGATCAATACCGCTGCTGGCGCTGCCCTCCGCACTCTCGGCCAACTCACGAAAGCCAACGAAGCCGGAAACAGCATGACTCTGCGTGATGGCGAACTGCTCAACCTGCACGGATTCAGCGTTCGTGAGTCCGCACAGATCAACACTGCCACCGCTGGCACTGGCGCGAGCTACCTCATTAACGAGGCTGGCGGTTATGCCGTGGGCTCTACCGCCCTGACGCTCGACACCGGCACCGGAACCATTCTGGCTGGCGACATCATCACCATCGGCAATCACAAATATGTCGTGGCCTCCGCTCTCGCCGCCAACGTCGTGACCATCGCCGCTCCCGGCCTTGTCGCTGCCGTGGCAAACAATGACGCCGTGACGGTGAACGCAACCAGTTCCCGCAACCTCGCCTTCACCAGCGACTCCACGGTTCTCTGCACTCGCCTGCCAATGTTCCCGACTGAAGGCGACCTCGCCATCGACAACGAAGTGATCACCGATCCTCGCACTGGTATCAGCTTCGACCTTCGTGTTTATCCCGGCGACGGCATGGTGCTCTATCGCATTCATGCTCTCTGGGGCTTCAGTGTCCTCAAGAAAGCTCACGCTGCGATTCTTCTCGGCTAATTCATTTCTGGATGTGGTGTCCAGTTTGTTGCATGGGAGAGCGGCCTCGAAAGGGGCCGCTCTTTTTTGTGGCGTGACACTTCGCGCAAAGCATGAGTGACTTTTCAGACTTTGCGGATTTCGGCATGAACGAGGCCGAGGATGTATTCGGGCTGACGACGTGGACGATGGACGGGAAAAGCTACTCCGGCGTCTTGAACGAATACGAAGGCGAGCAGGAGATTGAGATAGACGGCTTACTTGCCAGCTACAATGCCACGTTGGTCTGCTCCAAGGCTCAATTCAGGATGCTCGCCAAACCGCTTCAGAGCACCTTCCGAAACAAGACAATCATCATCGACGCTGTGAGCTACAAGATCGCCCGCGTTTCCGTGGATAGCAGCTCAGTAACCCTTGGACTGAAGATCGCACGATGATCATGGGAAAGATCAGGACGGAGCGTTTGCAGCGCATCATCCGCGAGTTTCCGCGTGAGACTGAGGTGGAGATGGATGCCTTCCTGACCAATAACGTCCGCGTTCTGATTTCCTCGTCTGGCAAAGTTCCCGGCCTCGTGCAAGTCACGCCACCATTCCACAAAGGAGTTGAAGGAAAAGCCGCTCAAACGCACGGGCAGGCCAAGGTTAAAGGCGACATCAAACGAGTTTTTGCATCGGCAAGCTACGCATTCAAGATGATCGCGGCCAAGTCGCCAATCATGGCGGAGGTTTTCTGGCGTCACCTGAAACGTCGCGAGTTCGTCAAAGCTCAAGCCGTGCTCAGCAAATACAGTTCAAACGTGAGGCTCAGAGGTGCCTCCGTGGTATCAGCGCCAGACGTGACATTGCACGAAAAAGCGCGAGGAAAAAATACGGGCGCAGTTCCCAAAAACCGCCACGTCGCGCAGGTCATCGCCAACGAGGGAAAGCTCAATTCCTATATTCGGAAAAAGCAAAGCCGAGTCGGCTATCTGGCATCAAGCATTCCGGTAGCCGCTGGCGGTCAATTCGGAAACCTGCGAGGAATCCCGGCTTGGGTAATGAAGCAAAAGTCACGTCTCGGCTATGTGAAGCGGCGGAGAAGTGGGCAGAAAAAGAGCGTTACTTTGGGTATCAACTCCGGCGCGTATGGTGTTCAACGGCGCTTTGATACAGTGCTTGGCTACCGATTAGCTGCGATGGAGCGTGAGCTTCCCGTGATCGCGTCTAAACTCGAAAAGAAACTTCGCGCCCGCCTTTCCTAACTGACAAGACCTCCGAAATATGACGAACACCGAAACACTCATCCCGCAGCTTTTGGCTGACTATGCCACCACCCGGCGAACAGACTTATCATTGCCCGATTCAACGGCGCTGCCTTTCGTTGTTGCGCCTTACATCGGCGAGCAGTTATTCCCGCGAATCGTGTTCGTGACGACCTCCGTCGAATCGAAGCACCCGAAACGCATGAGCCTGACGATTTCCGTGGAGCTTCAGACCGCTGGTGAAGATCAGGCCACGACGGAAGAGAATACTTGGACGGCAGGAATCCGCTATATCCTCGCCGATGCGGCAGCTTTTGAGGCTTGGCTACAGGCTCAGACTACAGCCGTCCGCACTGGTTTTTGGATCACGAAATACCGCATCGCACCCGAAGTCGCCAGCATGGGCATCGAAGGTGACCGGCGCGGACGAAAGACGGAAGTGATCGTGAATGTTCGAGCCGATGAACTCGCACCCGAAGCACTCGCCTAAATTTGACACACCTCCCGAAACGATATGAAGCGATTCCTCCTCTCCCTCTTTCTCGCCGTCTCCGCGCTCTCCCAAGCTGCCGACATCTCAATCACTGCCGCCAACGTGGTGCCAAGTTCGAGCGCCGTTATTCGTTACGCAACCGCAGGCGCAACCGTGACTGCCGGGCAGCTTGTTTATCTCGACACTGCCGACACTGACGCGCAGGGCATCGGCAAGGCCAAGCTCTCTGACGCCAATGGCGCTACCGCTCTCCGAGTCGTTGACGGAATCGCGGTCAACTCGGCATCTGCCGGGCAGGTAATCGCCTATGTCGTTTATGATCCTGCGCTCGTCATCGCTGCATCCGGTTTGACGGCAAACCAGATCCTCCTTTCGTCCGCTACCGCAGGCGGCATTGCTCCAAGTGCTGACCTCACTACCGGCTGGTATTTGACTGTTGTCGGCGTCGTGAAGTCTGGAACGACCATCTTTTTCAGAGCACCCGGCCACGTCTCCGGCGCGGCTTCCTAATCACCCTTTCAACCTCTGACTTTCTACCACTATGGCAGCACCCGCAGCAGTTCACATCCACGGATCAGCCGACTCGCTGAACGATCTTCAGGACGAGGAAAATCTCGACGTTGAGGAGTTCAAGGCGAAAACCTCGCGTGAGACTCGTGACCGCAAAAACCGTCACGGCAACATTCGCCGCCGCGAGTATTTCAACCCAATGGTTTCTATCAGCCTTACCGCGTTCATCATCACGCAGGCAGGATTGGCCGATCAGCATCCCGGCACTCGCGTCACTGCTTTGGTCAACTTCGCAGCCTCCCGTCGCGGAATGGACCCAGCCGTTGGAACGATGATGCTCGACGACACCGAAGAAACCTTGAGCCTCGAAGAAGACCTCAAGACGAGCATGAACATGACTCACGCTCCGTTCGTCATCACCGCGTAACCCACTTCTCCAGCCCCAGCATGAAGATCAATCGAGCCGCTCCGGCCTACACTCGCACAACGAACATCGAGCTTGGAGCGGCTCTTTCCGTTTTGGGCATCGAGATCAAACTCGACCACTCCGTTGATAAACTATCTGGGCAGGCGTGGAAGACGCTGCTCATCGGCCTTGATTCCGTGCCTTTCGAGGCCATTGGAGCAACGAACGCGGACGGCGAAGCGCCGATGCCGGCACACAATACGCAGCTAGTCTTGGGACTGCTCAAAAAAGGAATGCTCCAAGAAAAAGACCCGACGCATCCGGCTTTGGATGTCCTGCGAGCCTGCAAAGCTGCCGACGCTCTCCGGCTCTGGTGCAAAGGCACGGAGCACGTTCTGACCAAGGTCAAAGGCGTTGAGAGATGGGCTTTAGTGCCAGGTCAAATTCCGCCCTCGCTTAAGTCTGGCCCCGCCCTTTTCGGCACGCGGGATTTGAAGCTCGCAGCCTGCCTTTGTGTGCTCGGCTTTCCCATCGCGAGGCTTGAAGGCAATGCACCCGACACGCTATTTTGTTTCCAAGGCCAAAGCCTCACAATGCCGCCCGCAGTCGCATCCGATCTTGCGCAGGCAGTCCGCACGCAGAGGTTGCAGGCCGAGTCTCCTGAACACCCGTTACTCTGGATGATGCAAGGGCTTCTCAATCGTGACGCCATCGGCGAGATGATGCGCTCGCGGGCACCTCTTGTGCTCATCCGCGCCCCTGGCACCGGCAGAGCTTCCCTTGTCAGCGCCAACGCCAAAGGACGAACAATGGACAGAGTTAAACGACACCTCAGAATCCCATGACACCCAAAGAACACGAAGAAGACTTCACACTTTCAGAGTCTGAATCCTCCGCCATCGCCGCGCCCATCATGGTGATCGACGGCGTGACCAATGATGAAAGCGCCAAGCCGGAGGAAGTGCAGAACGCATTCGGAGCCGCCCCTTTTTTCTGGAAGGACAAGGAACTCGCCCCTTTCGCTATAGACCGAGAAGGTGACTGGCTAAGGCATCGCGAGATGCTCGAAGATGCGCCATTGGACGAGGTAATTCGCAAGCCCTTTGCAATGGTGCCAGACGCTCTCCGCCTGCTTTGGTTTCTCAGTCACGAGCCGAATGATTGGCTTGGCATTCCCGGCATGAAGGAAGTGGAAACGGAAGACGGCGGCACGCGCTGGATTCGCCTCACCGGCAAGGATCGTGCGATTGAACTCGAAACCCGAATCCGTGCATGGGCGAATGATAACGTGATGCACTCCGAGGCAACGATGGCTGTGGGCATGTTTTACGACATCTACAACCGCGCTCAAACCACTCGCGCCATTGCCAAACCCAGCGAACGCCACGACGCGCAGAAATCAAAAAACTAGCCCGCCCGGCGACGAGCGCCGCTTACATCTCACTCGTCAGCCGGGCCTGCCCCGCACTTAATGAACACTTCATACGCTACCATCTGCCGCAGGAACGAGGATGGAGCTACATCCACCAACTACTACTTGAAGGGGGCGCGGAGATGCGCTGGCCTAAAAGTGAGGACAACGCCGAGGGCCGCTGGTGGAAGCGCGTCCTCAAGTCGTTTGGCCTTTGACAGTCTAACCTGATCACATGAGCGCAGAAGTCACACTAGGATGGAACAACGCACGGCTTGCTGCTGGTGCAAGGCAGGCCAGCGCAATCGTGGACAGCGCCACTTCACGGATGCGCTCTGCTTTAGGTGGCCTCGCTGCCGCTGGTGGATCATTCCTTGCCGTTCGTGAGATCGTTGACGCAACGGTTAAGTATGATTCCCTGCGTCTCGGCATGGTAAGCCTGACCGGCAGCGTTGAAGCCGCTACTGACCGAATGGCAGAGCTTCGCACGCTCGCAAAAGATCCAGGCTTAGGATTCGCTCAAGTCGTGGAAACGGACATCCGACTTCGCTCCGCTGGCATCTCCGCCAGCGTGTCAGAGCGTGCCATTCGTGAGTTTGGAAACGCGCTTGCAGTCGTCGGCAAGGGAAAGGAAGAACTCGACGGCGTAGCTCTCGCGCTATCGCAGATTGCCAGCAAGGGCAAAGTGAGCGCGGAGGAAATCAACCAGATCGCTGAACGTGTGCCGCAGATTCGCGCGGTGATGAAGGACGTATTCGGCACTGCCGACACCGAAGAAATCCAAAAGATGGGCATTCCAGTGGAATCGTTTATTACCCTTATCGTGGACGGATTCAGCCGCACGATTCCTCGCGCCATCATTGGATTGCAGGGCAAATGGGACAATTTCACGGATGCACTCACCGGCAGGCTGGCGGACTTTGGGAAGGGTGTTCTCGAAGAGATGATCAAACCGATTGAGTCGGCAACTGAAGCCCTAGAAAAAAGCGAGGGCGCAGTTGTAAACTTTGGTGACCGTTCCGCTGGATTCGCTGCCGATTGGCTTTCTCAATGGGGAACCATTGGCGGTGCAGCCGATGGCTTTGCGGTTTCACTAGCCAATCTTTTTGCCTCTGATTACTGGCAGCAGGGCGAACGTCTCCGCGCTAAACTGGCAGAGATTGAGCCAGCATTGCAGCGCCAAAAGAAGGCGATGGATGAAGCTACGGCGTCCGTTCAAAAAGCCGCCGACCAAGAAAAAGAATACGCCAAAGAGAAGCAAAGCCTCAACGCATACCTTGATGTTTACATTGCTAAACAGTCACGCGCCAACGCCGAGACGGAAGCGGCAGCATCGGCAGCGAAAAAGCAGGCCGACGCACTCGACAAGCTCAAGGCGTCTCTCGCCAGCGCCAGCGAAAAGACTTCTATGAGCTTTGCCTCGCCAAAGGTGCAGCAACAGACCGAAGTGAAGAAGCTCGACAAAATCGAAGCTCAAATCAACATGGCTGAGTTTGCAGGCGATGAACAAAAGGCTGTGCAACTCAAGATTGAAAAAGAGGCCGTCTTGCAGCGCATCGGCCAACTCGAAGAACAGATCAAAGCCTCAACCGAAGCACAGGACAAAGCCAATCAAGACTTGGTTCGCACCGAGACAGAGCGGATGCTGGCTAAGGCCGAGCAGGTAGCAGCGCAGGAGCAAGCCATGCAGCTATTCGCACTTGAGCTAGCCATTGCCGAGGCCGCTAGCCGTGGGCAGGACGCGAAGGTTGCTAAGCTCGAACGTGAACGTGACATCATCGAACAAACCACTCGCTTGATGAACGAGCTAGGCATTGGCTACGATGAAGCCGCGAAGATGGCCGAGCGCCTTGTGAACGCCGAGACAAAGGCCGAAGCTCGAAAGAACGGCGGAGACGGCGAACGCTCGAAGATTCGCGGATACTCACAAGATCAAGGCGATGCCGCAGCCGCGCGAACACGAGCAGGGGCACGAGTGGACGAAGCACGGGCAAACGCCACCGCTGCCACCGCTCGCGGATTCTCTTCCTTTGCCGAGATCGACGCAGCGCAAAAGACCAAGTTCGGCAATGCTTTTGGAAATGCACCCGCAGAGCAAGCCGCCGTTAAAACAGAGTCTCCACTGACTCAAGTTATGGACCGCCTCGACAAGTGGGCGAACTCCACCAGTGAAACCATCGAAAAAGCCTTCCAGTAATGCCAGCACCCGCACAATGCCTATCCTATGGCGCACTCGAAGAACAGATCGGAGGGCTCCGGTGGAGGCTCCGCGCCCGCGACTTTGATTCCTGCATCTACTCAGTGGATTCAGCGGATGAGGATTTCGTTGTCCCAGGCTCGTCACTGCCGGGCTACGTTCACATGAAGGCGACGGACGTTCAGCCTGAACAGGTGGGCGACGTGTGGGTTTTCAACGGCACCGAATACAAGGGCTTCAAATCGCCGACGGAGATGTGGCGGAAGTTTGCGCAGACGAAAGCCTCGCCATCTGAGGGCTTTGATAACATCGCGCTCACCATCGGCACACGCACGCCAAACGATGCCATCTTCGCCCGTGGTGCCACTGCTCCAACGGTGGACATGGTTTCTCCTGAATTCCCGAATATGTTCATCATGGACAAATCCGAGGAAGACACGGACGTTGACGGTTACAAGATTCTCAATCTTCAGCTTCGCGGACTCATTGGCGACAAACCATACACCCGCCGCGTTTCGTGTGCTGCGCAGACGATCACACCAGAGGGCAACTGGACGATCTATTCGACCTACAACGAAGAAGGCGAAGTCGTCACCGGCCTATCTGCCCACGGCTCCGTGCCCGTTGAGGTATCGCTTGCGAAGCTCGTCGTCACAGATTCATTCGTGACGCTGACGGAGCCTCCATTCGGCGGCATTCCCGGCAACCTCACGCCCGACGATGCGCCAACCTTTACCGACTTTGATTTCTGGACTACCGGCAGCGTCCGCTACCATTGGCCTTTCGGCTGGCGGCGTGCTTCCATCACTGCCGAGAAACTGCCCGGCGTCTCTGTGTGGTTCTGGTCCGTCGTTTATGAGTTCCAACAGAAAGTGCTCCCTGATTGATCTATGAAAACTAGCAAACCCAAAGCCGCCCCAAAGGACGAAGCTCCCGAACTGCCACCCATTAACGAGATGATGCAGAAGCTCTTGAAAGGCTTCCAAGCGAATCCCGGCCATTGGTTCTACCACATCGACCAATTCGCCGCCGATGTCGAAGCGCAGCTTGTGAGCCGTGGCCTTGTCATCCGCGACGAGATCGAATCCAAAGGCCGCAAGCTCGTCCGCTACTGTGGCAAGCCCGACGCGAACACACCGCCCGCCGTTGAATTGTGAGACTGACCAATCATGGCAATCCCTCGCTATCGACTCCGCAGAACACGCGGCTTCGCAACCGTCCGAGATTTAAAGGACTGGCTAACGTGGCTCGCGCCCAAGATGGAAGCGATGGGAAAGATCGACGTTCGAGGCGCGAAGTCGTCAACCGTGCAGGCGGACGGCACGACTCACTATAGGCTGGAAGCGGCCTCGGACGTTGGACCGCCCGGCCCTGACGGATCGCCAGTCCCCGGCCCAGATGGACCGCCCGGCCCGACAGGTGGCCCCGGTATCCCTGGCATGTTCTCACCTCCCGGCCCAGAGGGGCCAGCAGGACCGCCCGGCCCCGCAGGTCCGCCAGGATTGCCAGGAGTTCCAGGTGACCCCGGCGACGAATCAAAGACGGCCATCGTTGAGAACGATCTTGGCATCTACGGATTCGCTGCCGTTGAATGTGGCGAGGCTCTCTTCCGTGATCATCTCATATTCACACATGCAGGCTCCATGATGCGCGTGGCGATAGATGAACGCTGGCTTGCCACGGTATCGGATGTGAAGATTGAAAGCGTAGTGACGAGCGAGCCCGTGAAGGTTTCCGTCACGTTGGAATCGTCTTTGATCCTCATCGAAGTTTCCAGCCCCGTAACCGTCACCGTTACGCTCTGCGGCATCCGGCGCGGATTCGAGTCCGCCGCATGGCCACGATTTACAGCCGATCAAATGCGCGCTAACAATGCGTTTTACGCGGCAGCACATCGCCCATGAAAGCAGACCAACAGCGGCAATACAAATTCCCAAAGCCGGGACTCCTTCACGCCGAAGCGTTGGCGCGGATGATTCAATGGGTGGGGGGAGTGCTCGGCTACGATACGACCTACTACAACGCCAAGCAGGATGATACGATTTACGACGGCAGCAAGCTCGTGGATTTCCGCAACCTTGGAGCGCCCGGCCCGCCCGGAACAGATCAGCCCGGTCCACCCGGCCCGCCCGGCGACCCAGGGCCATACGGCCCCGACGGCCCCGATAATCTCATCCCCGGCCCTCCCGGCCCGACAGGACCAACAGGAGGCCCCGGCCCGCCCGGCCCCGGTGGAGCGCCCGGCGAGCCCGGCGATAAATTCGCCATCGTCGAAGCTGGCGGCATGTTCGTCGGCATGGCCGCGCTCGAAGCTCCGCGCCCGTATTTCATCGAGCGACTCACTTTCAAAGCCAATGAGAGCGCCGTTACTATTCCAGCCCTTTTTCTCGGCACGATTGAACCGGCATCACTTCGCGTCATGGCTTGCAACGTGCCTGCCGTTGGCGTGAGAATTGACGGCATTTCCGTCGCCATCTCCGGCAAGCATTCGGGGGGCATCGTGACCGTGATTGGCATCCGTCGTGGATTCGATGGCTGGCATTTTAAGGACTACACCATTGACCAAAAGCGGAACAACGATCAGTTCTACAACTCCGCGCACGCATGAAAACGGCCTATAAACTCAAACGCAAAGGCGGCTTCGCCTACGTTTCGGATGCCCGCGAATCAATGGCGTGGATCATTAAGAACATGCCAAACGGCGCATCATTCGAGCCGATGAAGTCCGAAAGCGTAGAGTTCGTGAGGGTGGACTTGCCCGCAGGCACTACCGGCCCGGCTGGCGATAACGCGGTTGATCCCGGCCCGCCCGGCGACCCCGGCCCCGCAGGCCCGCCCGGCCCGCCCGGCCCCCTTGGCGCATCTGTTCCCGGCGATCCCGGCCCTCCCGGCCCCTTAGTTCCCGGCCCTGCGGGTGTTCCCGGCGAACCGGGCGCAAAGCTCGCCATCGTGGAAAGCGGGAGCGAAGTCGTGGGCTTGCACGTCGTAGAACAGCCAGAAATGCGCTTTATGGACTGCCTTGATTGGCGCATTCGCAAAGGCGAGCGATTCGCGTTCGTCCGCATTCCAGAGAGGTTCATGGCGGCAGTGAGGCCATCTATCATCGTGACCGGCCTGACTTGCGAAACGGCGGGAGAACTCGGCGCATCGGTCTTCAGTGACTTCATCCAGATCGAGGCCAATCGGTCATGGTTCAGCCGGAAGGAAAAGCGTGGGACAGTGACCATTTCCGCACTTGCGAAGCATTGCCATCGCGGCAGATTCCCGCAGTTCACGGAAGATCAAAAGCGCCGCAATGACGAGTTTTGGAGCCGTGCATTAACACCCAAGCTCACCACATCATGACGCGCAATCAATGGTATCACTCGCCCGGCGTATTGACGCCGAAGGAATGCGTAATGCTTTTGAAGTATTGCAATAAGCAGTATCCGTCACAACCCGCAGTCGTCGGGCATGGAGGGCAGACTCGAACAGACAATCAACTCAGACGTTCAACGGTGCGATGGCTTGACTTCGCCGATCTTGATTTGCTCTGGTTTTTCCGCCGCATCGAACGCGAGACGCTGAAGGCGAATGCCACCTTTGGCCTCGACATCCAGCACGCCAGCACTGAGTGGCAGTTGACCGAATACGACAGCGCCGACAGGGGGCTTTACGACTGGCACCAAGACTCTTCAGAGCTTTGCAAAGACCCATTCGAGCGAAAGCTAACCCTCGTCATGCAGCTCACACCACCCGACAAATATGAGGGTGGTCAATTCGAGATCAAAGGCGATCAGCTACCGGCGAACTACTTTCGTAACGCTGGCGACCTGCTCTTTTTCCGGTCAAACCTCTGGCACCGCGCCACCGAAGTCACCCAAGGGAAGCGGCACTCCCTCGTTTCATGGATCAAAGGGCCGCGTAGGTAATTTGACAGAACAACCGCAATCATGGACATCATTTTTGACCTAGCCACGAACGAGCTTACCACTGACGCAGAGGAGCTAGGGCTGAAGTGGCGGAGTCGTGAGCCTGCTCGCTTGAAGTTCGAGCGTGCCGGCGTCGCTGAATTGCTCCCGACCGGCTACGGCCTCGCCCTCTACATCGTGAAGGACGGCGACCTTTTGGCAGAGGTGACGACTTGGGAAACGCCCGGCAGCACCGCAGGCTATTACGAGGGCGAACTGATTCTCCACACGGCAGAGCTTACGGCCGCCTTTGCAACCGCCACCGTCCTACGCATCACGACGGCACTGGAGATTCACTGGTGGGCATCTGGCGAGGCATCAACCCCTGCCATCTCGGACACCGATACAATCTGCCACATTGACCGCCCGGCAATCGAACCGGAGCCGGGCAGCGTGGAAGTCTTGACCGGTGGCGAGGAATGGCTGGAAGAACGCGCTCCACGCTGGTATCCGGCAATCACTGGACTCACTGGCGGCGGATCAACGAATCTCGACGGCCTCATCACCGCTGGCAAATCCTCGCTCCTAACTTCCATCTACGTCTCGTCAGAACTTCAAGACTGGATTCTGTTCTCAGGCACCAACGCGGAGGATTCAGCCAATGGCATCGTTCGTCCTGACGACTACGACGCCAGCACTAACGCTCAAGTCTGGAAGCGCGTCCGCTAATTCAAACCCCATTTTTACGACATGAAAACCGCCATCCTACTCATCACCGCAGCCGCCTTTGTGCTCCTGCCCGTGCTCGCCTTTGGGCAGACTAAAACCGTGCTCAAGAATGTGAGCGGCAACACGATCACGGAGAGCTTGACCATCGGCAGCGGCAAGACGCTCACGATTGCAGCAGGTGCCACGATCAACGCCACCGGAGCCACGATCACCGGCTTTGGCAGCGGCGGCGGATCACCCGCGTGGGGAGACATCACCGGCACCCTCGCCAGCCAGACGGACCTGAATACCGCCCTCGGACTCAAGGCCCCGCTAGCCTCTCCCACCTTCACCGGCACCGTCACCATTCCCAGCGGTGCCAGCATCTCTGGTTATGCTACGACTGCCGCTGTGGCGAGCGGATACCAGCCACTTGACGGCAATCTCACCGGCATTGCAGCCGCCGCCAGTGCCGCTGGCGTGCTGACAGACAACGGATCATCATCCTACTCTTACACAGCAACTAGCACCGGCGGAAATGGAAGCGCAGACAGCGGGAAAATCCCCAAACTAAACGCACGAGGAGGTTTGAATTTGGGCGGCAGCGCTGGCTCTGGCAATGTGCTTGAGGTCATTTCCAGCACTAGCTCTTTCGCCATTGAAGCAACAAACTCAACTTCGGGCGGAACGGCTATTCATGCGACACCAAACGGCACGAGTGTATCAAGTTTTGGAACCCATTTAACCGCCGCCTCACAAATCGCTTTTGAAATTGATGGCAGCCTCGGAACAAGCAGCAGCACAGGCATTTTCAGTTATATGCCAGGACCTGCGCTCATCGCTGCGGATGATAACTTTGCCGAGCAGGTCAGCATCTGGGGCACAGGGAGGAAGGTCCGCTTCACCGCAGAAAGTGCACGCGCAGCCTCTTACATCGACCTGACCAGTGCCACTCCAACAGGGGCACGCACCATCACCCTGCCAGATGCATCAGGCACTGTTTCCCTGCTCGGCTCCAGCATCGACCTAACCACCGAAGTCACGGGCATCTTGCCACCGGCAAACATGGGCACGGGCTCCAGCATCAGCACGAAGTATCTGCGAGGTGATGGCACTTGGCAGGCCATCTCAGGCGGTGGGGATGCCCTCACCAGTGGCACGCTCGCCCAGTTCGCCGCCACTACCTCCGCCCAGCTTCGAGGTGTGCTGAGCGATGAATCTGGGACTGGCGAGATTTTAACGACCAATGGTAGCGCAGCCAGCCTCACCAGCTTCCCGACTTTGAACCAAAGCACTACGGGTAATGCCGCCACGGCCACAGCTCTGCAAACAGGCCGAACCATCAACGGCACCACCTTTGACGGCACCGCCAACATCACCGTCACCGCCGCCGCTGGCACTCTCACAGGCACCACGCTCGCCAGTGGTGTCACCGCCTCCAGTCTCACCAGCCTCGGCACCATCGCCACCGGCGTTTGGCAGGGAACGGCCATCGCGGACAGTTACATTTCGAGCGCCTCGACTTGGAATGCCAAGGAGGCCGCCCTCACCTTCAGCACTGGCCTCACGAGATCGACGAACACGATCACCGTCAACACGAGTCAGAACATCGCCACCCTCTCTAACCTAACCACGAACGGCATTTTGACCACCACGGGAAGTGCTGGCACATTGACCGTGGATACCACCACGAAGCCCAAGGCGGAAGCCGCTGAGATCGGCGTCGCGATCTCAGACGAGACAACGGCCATCACCACCGGCACAGCCAAGCTGACCTTCAGGATGCCACACGCCATGACGGTGACAGCCGTGCGCCTCAGCCTGACCACCGTGAGCAGCTCCGGCACGCCAACCGTGGACATCAACGAAGCTGGCACCACGATCCTCAGCACGAAGCTCTCCTGTGATGCCTCCGAAAAGACGAGCACCACCGCCGCCACGGCTGCTGTGATCTCCGACACCGCCCTCGCCGATGACGCCGAGATCACCATTGACGTCGATACCGCAGGCACCGGAGCCACTGGGGCCAAGGTCTGGATCATCGGCACCCGTTGAACCTCATGAAGCTATTCCTTCTTTCCATCGCCTGCCTCTACCTCGGCACCGCCCATGCGGTCGCAGGCTTCATCCTCAACCCCTACCGCTTCGCCGCCGCAGGCAGCAGCTACCTGGTGGACGAGGGCTTTGAGGGCACTGGCTACGAAGAAACATGGACCGAGGCAGGCACGGGCACCATCGACGAAGACCACACCGGCACCGTCATCGCAGGCAGCCAGTCCCTTCAGATCAACCTGTCCGCCCAAACCGGCTCCACCGCTGTCACCTTCACCGCCCAAGGCTCGCTCTTCGCCAAATTCAGGTTCCGTGTTGCCAGCACCAGCAGCAACCCAACGATTGCCACGATCCGCAATGGCAGCACCATCCTTGGCAGTTTGATTCTCGTCGGCGTCAACCGCACCATGCGCACCACCGCCGCTGGCGGATCGAATGCCTCATCCTCGGCGACTCTGCCGCTCAACACTGATATTTACATCTGGCTAGAATACGTCAAAGGCAGCGGATCGAATGCCATCTGCCGAGCAGGATGGGCCACCACGGACAGCAAGCCCGCCCTCACCAGCACAGGCACACAGACCTGCCTGAGCAGCAACGGCACCAGCACCTCCGATGCCGATACACTCTACCTTGGACACACGGTAAGCGGAACTTACGAATGCTTTTATGACGTTGTTCAAGCCGCATCTTCAGCCTTTTAACAATAACGCAATGCAATAGAGTCCGCCATGACATGCCTCCCCTTGATCTTGCCCAGTATGAGTCCCTCTGGTCCATCTCCGAAATACCGATGGCCATTGTCGATCTTGATGATCGCTTTGTTAGATGCAACCGTGCGTTTTGTGGCATTGTGGGTTACGCTCAGCACGAGCTCCGACTCAGGACATGGAAGCAGATCACACATCCCGACGATCTCGAAGGAGACATCGCCAGCGTTGAATCCCTCAAGGCTGATAATGAGTCCGACGGTTACGGGCTTACAAAGCGATACATCACCAAGGACGGGCGAATTATTTTCGTCAGGCTTTCAGTCCTTCCCGTGCGTGATGAATCCGGCAACTGCGTTGGATTTTTCGTCTCTGCCCTGCCCATCCTCGCCGAATACGCCACCGGAAAGGCCGTTGAAAAATTCTCCATTATTGAGTGGATCACAAAAAACAAAAAAGATGCCGCAATCGTCACACTTGGCGGAGGGCTGTTTTTAGGCCGTGACACGATCATCGAATTGCTTAAACTGTGGCTGACAAAGTAACACTATGAAAAACTATAAAACGACTTTCATTGGCGCTGCTCTGGCAGTGCTCACAGTCGTGCAAAGCCACACAGAGAGTGGCGCGTCATTGACAGACTGGAAAACTTACCTGATCCCGGCACTACTGGCTTTGTTTGGCTATTTAGCCAAGGACGCAGGAGTCTCCGGCCCCAAAATCTAACGCTATGAAAACCATCCTCGCATTCCTCGCCCTATCCATCGCCTCCTGCACTACGACCACGGAAACGCGGCCAGACGGCACCGTCGTCAAGACCGAAGGCATCGACAAAGACGCTCTCGCCGCTGGGTCTGCTCTGGCTCAGACACTCGCTGAACGTAACTCGGGCAAGTAACATGGTCCCAGCCGCGCTCTACCTGTTCACAATCGCCTTAATCGGCCTTGTGATCGGGCTCATGTTCTGGTGGGTTGATCCGAATCGGAAGCTATGAAACTGGCTCAAAAGCTTACGGAATTGGCGCGCTTTGAACTCGGCACGGAAGAGGTCAACGGCACCAACTGCGGGCCTCGTGTGAACGAATACAAGGCAGCTACCAATCTGCCGCCAAAGGAGTCTTGGCCGTGGTGCGCTGCGTTCGTTTGCTGGCTAGTCCGTGAGGCAATGAGGGCCAACGGCATCAAAGAGTCGGACACGTTCAAAAGGCCACGCACAGCGGGAGCCTGGGACTTCGAGAATTGGAGCTTGGCTCAAGGCTCCGAGACGATCACGAAAAAGCCGCACCGTGGAGACATCCAAGCGGGTGACATCGTGATCTTTAAATTCTCTCACATCGGCATTGCTGAATCAGCCCCTGATAAAAACGGCGAGGTGACGACGATTGAGGGCAATACCGACGGCGCAGGCAGTCGCGAAGGTGGCGCAGTTCTCCGCAAGAAACGGCGAGTTGATCAAATCAGGAGCCGCATTCGTTTTACTATATGAGACTCGCGTTCTGGCAAATCTCCGCCTCGCTGTTTGCCATCACGGCCTTTGGCGTCGGCTATGGGATTCTCGCCATTGTTTGCTTGATGCTCGCTGACATCGTGATTGAGTGCATCGAATGAAAATCCCGCCCGGCTGGAAACTCTACGACGGCCCTAAAAACTGGCGTCTCATTAAGGGCGCGAAGTTTTGGGACTCACGATTCGAGCGATGGTGCCAAGTTTCCAAAGGCGCATTTGCAACTGGTGACGGCCCTATTATTGTGAAAGATGGACCCATACAATAACCCATCGCTCGGTATTCAGGTCGGCGGAAATCATTACAAGTCACTCAAGATTCAGCCGGTTGAGTTTATCACGGCAAACAAGCTCTCATTCCTTGAGGGCTGCGTGATCAAACGAGTCTGCCGCCATCGTGCGAAGAATGGCGCTGAAGACATCCGTAAAGCCATCCATGAGTTGAACTTGATCCTTGAACTCGAATATCCCGGCGAATGACTGACTTCGAGCGCATCGCCTCACACTTCAATTCGACGGCCAAATGCCGCCGCTCCAAAGATGCGAAGCCCCAAGTGCAATACGAGCCGGGATGCGTGTGGATCGAATGCCAGCACAAACAATGCAGTTGCCGGACGAATGGTCATGGGGATGAACCTCTCACGTCTTTTCTTGCGAAGTGGCAGGAGCGGAACGGGTGAGCTGATTAGCGCACTTTGCCAACGTCTCCGAAACGTAACGCAGGTGATCCATTCCCAAGTCTCGCGAATGCCAGCCAAGGAATAACGAGACGCAAGAGTGGCACTGTTTGATTACCTCGCGCATCTCTGCCAACTTTCGCAAAACGTAGTCGTCCGCAGGCTCAAGGCCGATGGTGTCTTGATTGTCGAAACCTTCTTTGCAGATGCGGTAAAGCTGGGCGCGTGCTTCGTCTCGCTCGCGTTCGAGACGGCGTGCGAATTCAACGTCGAATGAGTATGAACCTCCGAGCATGTGGGCGTCTGTTTCTATAGTGGCTTGGTTATCATTCATAGTTTGGCAAATTCCGAGAGCGGCTCCAGTTTTGCACGACGGAAAAAAGAATGCAAACTTTATTTATTTATTTGACGACTGCGGGAGAGTGTGGTTTTAGTGGGGCGTTCCCAAACAACACCACGCCATGCAACTCACTCCTTACACCGCCCAAGCTCGCAAGCGCGCCAAGTCACTTTTGGCCGAATATAAGGCCGGATCAATCCAGATTTGGAAATCTGCTAAAGGCTTTCAAGTCGTCACTTTTGAACGTCCCGGCAATACTTACACTTCCGACGCTTTTGCATCCGCACTTCTGGCGTTTCGCCATATCCTCTGCCGCGCCGCCAATACCGGCAATGACATGATGCGATTTAAAGCAATCGCCGAAAAGTATGCTGCCAGATATGGAGTCGCTACTCGCTAACCTTTCCCACGGGGGCCGCGCATCCTACACGCGGAAAACCAAAACTACAGCAACCCATGATTACCATCGATGTTCCATACGACCTTCACATGAAGGCAAAGGCTCACGCTCTCCAGCGTGGCATCACACTCAAAGCCCTCGTCAACGAGGCGCTCTCCGACCTGCTCAAACGCAAGCAGGCCAAGACTGGAAACCCTCTGCGTCTGCGGAAGGGGGAAAGCGTATGACTCTCCAACCTTGGATTGAATGCCTGCCATCTCGCGACGTTCGCCGTCGTGCGTTCTTCACTCATATCTTCAACCGGCTGAATGAACTTGGCTTTGTTTTGGAAAATCAAGACGGCATCGAGGGCGGCTATCGTCTTTCGTTCCTGCGTGGCAATTCCTGGGTTATCGCTGACCGATACATGAGCTTCGCCGTAGCTGGCGAGACTTCGGGCATTAGCCTTTACAATGAAGTCGAGGAATGGGAGGCCAAGTTTTCTGCTCGCGTTCCTGTGAACGTCGTCATCTCCGCAATCAACACACTCAACCCCGACGAAGGATAACACCATGAAAACAACAAAAAAAGCACCCCTTGAATATGCTCTTGTGCTTCGGACTTGCGACGAAAACCTCCAATCGCGAAACGGATTCCAGTGGTCCGACGTTGGAGGAACCACTACAGCGCCAGATTGGATCGCAATCAAAGAGTGCGGCAATGGACTCCACGGCTGGCTGTTTGGCAGCGGCGATTGGGATTTAAAAAGCAAAGCGAAAAATCCACGCTGGCTGGTTATTGAAGTGCTCAAGTCGGACATTGTGGACTTAGGCGGCAAAGTAAAGTTTCCCACCGGCAAGACCGTCGCTAATGAGGGATCGTGGAACACAGCTATGGCTTTCATTCGCGGCAGCGCGTATTACCAGCAAGTATTCGCTGAGGCAGGGGGGAGCGCCACAGGCGACTACGGCCACGCCAGCGCCACAGGCGACTCCGGCCACGCCAGCGCCACAGGCGACTACGGCCACGCCAGCACCACAGGCGACTCCGGCCACGCCAGCACCACAGGCGACTCCGGCCACGCCAGCGCCACAGGCGACTCCGGCCACGCCAGCACCACAGGCGACTCCGGCCACGCCAGCGCCACAGGCTACTCCGGCCACGCCAGCGCCACAGGCGACTACGGCCACGCCA